TTCCAATCTTTAGCTGCATAAATATATTCATTACCAAATTGTTCTAAATCATTTCTAACCTTATCTACATAAGACTCAATCATTTCTTTACCAGTAAATGTTTTTGTCTGGTCTTTACTTATAGATATTTCAAACTTCTTATTTAAATAGTTAGGAATATCTTCTATCTTAACCTTCTTCTCAATGACATCTACTACATGATTCATTAATTCTACACGTTCATTCGGAGTAAGATTTTGAAGATTACTAAATGGTCCTTCATCCATCTTATCTAGCTCTCTAGATGCTCTAGCCTCAGATTGAACTACCATTTTACTTAACCATTCTCTCATCGTTCCATGAGTAGACATAATTCTTTTTACATCTCTAATAACAACTCTATCTTTACTTTTAACAGGAACATTAGCCTGTTTAAATATATTGACTTCATAAGCAAGTGTCTTCTTATCTAATGTAGCTGGTCTATTGTAGTAAAAAATTCTCTGTATACGCATCGGGTCCCTATCTTTAGTAGCAGGAAAGTTTTCTTTTACAAAATTATCTATCCAGCTTTGCTTACTTTTAGGGTCATAATACTCAAAGAATCTTAATAAATTATTAACATCGTTCTTTGTCATTGTACTGAAGTCTCTACCAATTCCACCCTCAAACTCAGCAGTATACTGAATAAAAGCATCCTCTGGGTGTTCAGCCCAGAATGGATGTTCTGCCATACGGTCTTTTAATCTTTTTATTCTAACATCAAATTCAGCATCACCTACAAATTCCTGTCCCATAAACTTTGAAAAACTACTATTGATCTTTGCATAACCTGATGGTTGATGCATATAATCCTGTAAGCCTGATAGCTTATCTACCTGTTTAGACTCTGGTAGTTTTGCCATCTCTGTAACAACGTCTAATTCTTTAAATATTTCTTGTACAGCTTTATTACTTATTGCTCTTGACTGCCAAGGCATTCTGCTATGATATCCAAATCGTTGAGATTTAAGAAAGGGACTTAATAAATAAAGATCAAGATACTCTTCAAAAGGTTCTGACTTCATGCCTTGCTTACCAAGGGTTTCCCTTACTCTATTCTTTAATTCAATAACATCTGAATCATAATCATTAAAAGAACTATTCCTATGCTCTGCATCTGGATTATCATCTATAGTTCTATACTTTAATTTTAATTTATCTGCTTCTTTTACAAGTACTTTTAAATTTCTACTAACATCTTCTTTGCTGCCGCCTGCTGCTAATACTCTTTGTTCTACAGCTTTAGCTTTTCTAAGTAAGGAAAGAAAACTTGCTATTTTTACATTTTCCTTTCTAAGCATTTCTTGAAGAGCTTGCCAGTCTGCTCTTTTGCCCCCCTGTGATTGGGCTTCTTGTCTTTTTGTTTCTAGATTTGTAGAAACTTTCATAATAATATCTAATTCTTTAGCTAATGGATCTTTTTCTAAAATAGTTCTTAACTTATTTATAAGACTTAGATTAGATTGATATGGATGGGTAAATGTCATTTTATTTAACCCATCAGCTTTTGCTTTCATTGCTATTAAACTAATTAAATTCTTAGGTCTTTGTGAAAAGTTCTCAGACATTATTGTTTCAGCACCTAGTCTCTCTTGGAATTCATGTAATTCCATAGAACCTTCTTGCATCTTTGATTTAGCATTCGGTTTCATAGTTTGATTCATTCTATGAATCTTACCTAAATCTGTAGATGTAGTCATGTTTCTAAAATTACCTTTAGCATAAGAGCTTCTCATTGCATCATACTTAGGGTCCATCATCCACTTAGGTGGTTTATATTCTACATTAAATGCTTGTTCAAATAACTGCTGTGGAAACCTAACATATGATTTCATCTTAGGATAATTACCAGCATCAGCTGAACGATTTAACATCTCCCTAGCATAGCGTCTTACATTATAACTAGCATCTGGCTTTAGTGTTAATACATATTGACCTAAATCAGAAGTGTAGTCTAACCCATAACCTTTCTTTTTATGTATATTAACAGCCATATTGCCACCATTAGCTGCAATCATATCCATCCAAGATAATACTGTCATTCTTGAGTTAATAGCCCAACCTATACCAAGGTTACCTTGATAAACATTACGAGCTACTTCTTTTCTCATAGAAGGAGAAAATATACTTGCTGGATGCAAGTAAGGAGCCTCATTAGCTTGATCATTAAATACTTTATCTAAAGCACTAGACTTACCTTCTATTACAATACCATCTTTTTCCCATTCATTTTTTACAGACTTATAAGCATCTTTAGTCTTTTTATCAAAGCCATGATAAATAAACATTGAATCGGAATCTTTATCCATACCACCTAAATACGCATCATCTTTTGGATGCGTTATAATAGCCTCACCTTCCTGTCCTGTAAAGCCTTTAAATCTTAATACTCTAGCACCACTAGATGAATCAGCAGGAACACGAATAATAACAAATTCATAATCAAAGTTATCTACTTCTTTTTTAACCTTACTATATAAGCCCATCTTTTTTAATCTATTTACAAAGTCTGGCTTATTTAAATCCTCCGATAATCTTATAACATGTCCTAATTTTGATTTATTACCTTTAATCTTAGGGTAAACAGATTTGATAAGGTCAAAATTAAAATCTACATCCATATTCTTTTTACCATTGTCAGCTAAAAATGTACCCGGTTCTACCTTCCTGTCTTTTAATACTTCTACATCATAAGGTGCTGCCCAACCTTTACTAGAAAACTGCCACTTAGGTCTAAGATATCTATCTATTATGTATCTTTTATATGCATGTTCCCAAAACTTATTTGTTGCTTTAAATCCATCAGCTACCGCATCAGTTGTACCAACAGTATTAAAGATACGCTTATTTCTAAAAATATAGTCACGCCATTGGTCATCTGTAAAATTAAGATCAGCTTCGCCTTCCTGCAGCTTATCTTTATCTACTCGCATAATATGATCTCTAACGTACTGTCTTAAACTTTTAAGGTCTTTGCCTTCAGAAGTAAGTATTCTGTGAATATTTTTAAGTGAAATGCTATCTATATCTAAATTTTTAAAGTCAAAGTCTTTAGATGGACTTTTAATATAAGATTCTATAAGTGTATTTTGTTCTGGTCTACCATTAATAATAGGCTCATATATTGTTTTAAATACATGCTCTACTACGCCCGGATGTTGACCTTCATTTAAATTACCAAATAACTGACGCACCAACATCTGTGGAGCGTTTGATTTCTTTGGGTTTTCATAAACACCAAGATCTAATCTTAAATCAGATATAGGCATCTTGCGTATATCCATTTGGTCCATAGCAAAATATGTTCCATCTTTATAGTCATATTTTACAGGATTTATACCACCTTTATGTTTAGCTGCACTTGACATTAGAACTAAATCTAGGTCATTAGCTTCCATAAACTTATCCATAGACTCACTTGCTCTACGACCTGCTGCCTTACCAATCATTACTCCACCATCAAACTTAGTAGCAATCGTAGGCTTTAACATTCCAGTCTTTTCTAATAAGTCATTTACAAATTCATCACCTGATTTAAATCCTGACTTTTCAACAAGCTGCTTCCATACTGACCTTCTTATATATATAGTACCATCTGTAGCAGACTCATAAGCTCTTTTAACTATTTCTTTAGTACCATCTGGATGTGTGATTTCAGTCTTGTACCACATATCTGGATGTTCATTTTTACCAGCAATATAATCTTCAAGTATTGTTATGTTTAAATCTTTTTTTCCATTGATCTCAAAGTTCATTGGAATATTCTTTGTATGAAATACCTGCTCACGCTTATTTCTTTCTACAACATTCCTAGCTCCAACTTTGCTATTCATTACTTTACCTATTTGAGTAAAGTCTTCTCCACCTCTTGTAAAAAATCCGTGTCTTTCAGCTTCATATAAAACATCACTTTTCCATGCTTTTTTATGAATGTCTTCTACATGCTGCCGCATACCATCGGACTCAATAGCATCACGGAACCATTCATATTCTTTTGCTAAACTATCTTCATAGTTTTGCCTTACCTCATCTCTATACTGATTAAATAATCTTTTCTGCTCACCAGCACTTATTTTTTTAGTTTCTAATCTTTCTTGTAGCATACCTCTGGCAAGAGTATCTATTAAATTATTTACACCTACCCTATTAATATCAGGATGATATAAACTAACCTTTAATACACCTTTATCTTTTACACCACCATCGATATACATATTCTGAGAATTAAGATGGTCCTCAATTGCAAACCAATCTCTTTGAGTAACTTCGTAATCTATCTTACCAGTTTCAAAATTAGGTCTACCCTTAAATGGCTTAAATGCTGTTATAGTTCCTTTAGAACCTTTTACTCCTTGCGTATTTATATACTGCAGCGTAATGATTTCCCTACCATCAAACTTCTCAGCAGGAATATCCCAAGCAGGTTCACCTGTACGACTTTCTCCAATAGGATGTTTAGCATCCATTCTTATGCCACGATAATCCCCACCTCTTGGCATAGATTCTATAGAACTTATAGTACCATCTGGCTTTCTAAATATTTGAACAAGCATCTGATGTCTTGAACCTTGCCTTGGGTCACCTAAATCTTCTGGCATAGGATTTTCCCAAGCCTCAAGATCAATAAGAATACCACCTTGTATTATTTTACCTGCTTGTTCCCTAGCTATATTATCTACATCTTCTGGTTTATAGTTGTCACCTTTGCGTTTTCTAGCCTCATTATTCAAATATACATCTAATTCTTGCTCGTTTTTCCATAAACCCATCTTAAGCATGCTAATTCGAGCTTGGTCGGCAGATTGTTTGTAGACGTAGTCTTGTGCCTCTTTTGAAAGTTTCGACCATTCTGAGTTCTTTTCGGGATAAAAAATTCTGTCAGGTCTGCCTGAAACTAAATCTTCATGAAAAAACTCTTTTGCTGCCTTTTCATATGATGGTCTAGCATTATATCCAAAAAATCCTCCCAGTAAATACTGGTACATTTGTATTTCAATAGGTTGTTCTTGTAACGTAGTAGGTAAACCAGTTATCATAGAACCTACACCAGCTTTAATTAATTGTTCAGCTCTTTGATGGTTCTGTACATTCTTACTTTTAAGTAGTGTACCAATTTGCCTAAAGTTTCCTAACCCACCAAATGCACCACCTGCAATAGCACCGTGTGTCATAGAGTTTAATATTTCATCTGGTCCTCCCCAGAAACTACTAGCACCACTAGCTACACCTAAATGAACAGCATCATTCATAATGCCACGTGTAGCACTACCACGTTTCATAAATTCTAATGATTCTAATCCAGCTTTAGTAATTCCTCTATTTAATAGATCACTAGCTTTATCACCAAAGAACATGGGTACTGAAAACTTATTTATTGTTTGAGCACCAAAAGCCCCTTTTTCAAAAGCGTTTTTAACGCCCTTCATTCCTAATCTAGATGCACCTGCTGCAAGACCTCTTAATGGAATAGCAGCAATACCGGGAGCAAAGCCTACAAGGTGTCCCATTGAATGTGCTAATGCTTCGTATGTATTGCGTGGTTGTCTACCTATTGGTATTGTAGTAAAACCTTCTACAAGACCACCAACTGCAGACTCAGCTACATTTCTTAAATCAAATTCTGTGGATACTCTATTAAAAGTAAGATTGGTTTGACCAGCTAATTCTTGTAATTCGTCAAGCTGTTCTTCATTGAATAGTCTAGGGTTAGCCCTATACATATCAATAAGTCTTTTAACACGTATAGACTCTTGAGCATATGACATGATTTATAAATAAAAATTAATATCTATCGTAATTTCCAAACCCTCTATTAGCATAGTTTAATTTTTCACCAATAGTTCTGGGTCTAGATAAAGCTGCAATATTAGGTCTCCATGCTTCTTCTGTTAAATAATAGTTTTCCATTCTTCTAAACTGTTCATCAGCAATTTGATTTCTTCTGATTGCTTTTCTACTATTTGGGTTTAAAGACCTCATTGGTCTACCAGTTAACTGTAGCATACTTGTTTGATTTCCGGGTCCTAATAATCTAGGAGAGGGAACTAAGCCTCCACCACCTTGTCCCAATAATCTAGGAGAAGGAACTAAACTTCCACCACCTTCATAAGCAGGAAGCAATCCACGTGGAGAAGATTGTACACCTTCTGCAGTTTTTTGAACTATGTCATCTGCTGCACGACTAAAGATAGAACGAGCTTTATCAACGCCTTTCTTTAATACCCCACCTGCACCAGCAAGACCAGCAAGTGTACCAGCTCCTCCTGCTACTTCATCAATACCACTTTCACCTAAGACTGTATCGCCTCTAGATTCTGGTCGCCATCTATTAGGTATCAATCCAAAAGTAGCCATATCGGCTGCATCAAAAACAGCTTTTGCACCGGGTCTACTTGTACGTTGAAAATCAAGTCCAAATTGCTGAGTAAGATTAGCAATCATCTCAGCCTCTGAATCAGAAAAAGAACGTGGGTCATCATTATATTGACGAGCTAGTTCTTGTACTGCCATAAAATTAATAGCCATAATTATTACTCGCCTTTTTTAATAAGTTTTTTCATAGAAGAATCTACATATTTTTGCAATTTATCTGACTCTTTTGAAGTCATTGCTTGTATTTTTCTTACGTTAGGCATTTCTTCACTTTCATTTAATCTACCACCTACATATTGGAGATAATCATAATGACTTACGCCTTCATCATTTGTTTGACTTTTCATCATTTCTGGAGTATCAGCATATGTAATAACAAAAGCTTGCTCTCCTGTTTTTTTATTCGTAGTTAATAACAAACCACCTAGTCCACCTGTTGATTTTTTTATTTCTTGCCTTAAACTTTCATATGGTCCAGCAGGACTTCTTTCTGTTCCAAATCCAAATTGATCTTTAGCCATAACTAATACCTCACTACGCCTTCTGGAAATTGCTGCTGTCCACTAGATTGAATAAAAGTACCATGTCCAAACTGATCTCTTTTGCCATAATCAAGTAAACTCATACGCTCATTAGCACTTGGGTCACCTGAAATTTTCATCCATTCTCTAGATCTCCATAAAGCATCATCTACATCTTTAGCACGAGAAGATAGAATCTTTGCTTTATCTTCTACGTTTGCATGAAAAAATCTTTGATAATCTGGACCCTCTGCTTTACCAACAAGTGCATTCCAAATAATCTTATGCTCATCTTTATTTAAAATTTCATCACCGTAAACATCTTTAAATTCATTTGGGTCCATATTTTTATGTGCAGCTAAAATTTCTTCTTTTGATTTACCAGTTAACATACCTCTTACATTAGTAGAAAATCTAGGGTCTTGTAATTCATTTTTAATTAAATTATATGTTCCATCTGGATTTGTAGCATCATAATTCATAACAGCTGCTCCAGTTGCACCAATCCCTGTGCCTATCATAAATTGAGCTGGGTAATCTGAAGCAAGACCTTTAATTGATTTTCCAGCCCTACCTAACATTCCTAATAATCCTGTTGCCATAATATACTCCTATGGATAATAGCCACCTACTGAACCAGCAGTAGTAGCTCCTAATAATCCTGTTTTACCTAATAAATAAGGTTGAAATACAGGGTTTTGATATAAAGATAAAAACTGTTCTGGACCAAGATCAACACTCATACTTTGAATATCTCCAAATACTTCACTAGCATCTCTAGGCTTTCCATAAATGTCTTCTGCTGCTTCCTTAGCAACTGTTTTTTCAGACTTTATAAAAGGAGTATCTGTAAAAAGCCAATTAATATCTTCTTCACCGGGTCTAAATACTTGCTCAAAAAATCCCATATCCTTACGCTGCTCTCTGTATTCTTCATCTAACTGCATGCGTTTTTTCATTTCATCTAATAAAGGTCCTTTAACCTTTCTCCAAGCTTCTCTGCCCTTCTTTTGTTCACCGAAGATACTTTCATTCATAGCCATCTGACGTTCACGCATATCAAAGTCAACTAAGTCTCTTTGTCTTTGCATATCTAGAGAAACATCTTGTTGGTCTAATCTTCTAGTTTCAAGCATTTGATCTATGTCCATCTTACGCATAGTAAGAAGTAACGAGGGCATCTCGTTCATAAATTCATTAATATATTGACCTGCTTCATATTGTGCCATAATTAAACTCCTTAAAAATCATCATCTCGACCTTGGTCCATGTTCCAAAGATACTCATCTTCAGACATCCATTTACCATCTAGTCTAAACCAAGTTTGACCACCAAAATCATAAGTAGAACCATCTCCTACATTAGTAGGGGGACTCCATCCAGCTAAATCACTCGGTGTATCAATAAAATCATCTGCTCTTCCACCACCAGCATCACCATATCCAATACCTTTAGCATCTTGCCCTATTAATCCAGTAGCAATACTTCTAATTTCAGATTGTGCATCTCTCTGTGCACCCAGTCTTTGTTGTGTAAAATCAAGTAATCCACCTTGCATAGCTTGACCATATTGCCGCTGGATACCTTGTAAACCTTGTTGCATTCCATACTGAGCTTTCCCAAATCCGGGATTATATGCAGATGATATTCCCTGCCCACCGCCTAATTGCATTGCTTGCCCAATAGCTTGTGATTGCAATCCTGCCATACCTTGACCAAAGCTCGCTCTTGCCATACCAACATCTTCTCCATACTGTTGTTGTATACCAGAAAAGTATTTACCTACTTTATCTGGATCTACATCAAACCCTAACCCAGTAAGGTATGATTCATAATCTAAATTTGGATTTGCAGTATTGCCTAAAGCTGTTTGCAACCAGGGATTTGCAGAACTACCTGAATAATTTTGCATACCACCCTGACCACCAGCTGCAGGTCCACTATAACCACCGCTAAAGCGTTCACCGGGTAAGGGATTTCCATACATATCAGGCATTAATTAAGGTCCTCCAAGGGTTGAAAATTGATTATAAAATGGAGAATTATTTTGATATTGAGGAAGCAGCGGACTATTTGGATTAGTAGCTGGTTGATTCCTAGTAAATATTTCATTAAAAATTTGATCTACGCCAACTGTATTTTGACCAGAAGCTATAACATTTCTATTTATAGGAAGATTTTGATTAACTGCAGTATTAACTGCAGGTGTTTCAACTAAATTTAATAAAGTACTATCAAGAGGGTTAGAAGGACCTGCCTGAGAAGAAACTACATCATCTCCAATTTCAGCCCAAAAATCATCATCTGATTGATTTAACCAAGGATTATCTCTTAGACCTTGCTCAGTAACTCTTTCAGCATATCTATCTCCACCAATTCCAGTACTTCTTGCTAATGGGTCCATTGCTTTATTTAAATTATAAGCACTAAATATATCTCTACCAGTATCCATTAACATGCGTTCACGCATACCTTGCTGGTAATCGCTTATTTCTTTTTTAAAATCTCTTTGTGCACCTTGATAAAAATCAGTATTAATGTCTTTATCAGCATCTCTTTCTCTTCCACCATATAAAGCCCTACCTGCAGATCTTCCTGCTAAAGCCCCTAAACCAGTTAATCCTGCTGCAATAAGAGGGTTAGCCATACCTAGTGTAGCTAAAAAACTACCACCAAAACCTAAAGCTCTTCCCCAGCCACCAGCTTTAGCGGCTCTTTCTCGCCTAGCCATTTCTGCTTGTTGAGCTAGTTCAATATCTCTGCGAGACTTCGCACCTTGCCCTGATATTAATAGTTGTCCTATGCTAGCCATAATATTGCTCAGAATATAATATTATATAATGTAAATTAATATTGTCAAGATTCATTAAATAATTTTCCTTAAATAGTAGTGTTAAATAGCCAAACCGATGTTACCTTTACATCGTTTGGAACATTTTCTGGATCTATTGAAATAGCAATTACGTCTCCCGCATCAAAAACAGAAGTTGATGTAAATTTAAATTCAGTAGTTATATCATCTGTTCCCATTTCTAAAGTTATTGTTTCTGTTGCTGTTGCATTAGGAGCCTCTGTTTCATCTGGAGATTTATGAAAACCAACTATTACTGTATCTATATCCGTGTTACAACGAACTAAAACCTTTAATAACCTACCAGAATAAGGAGCTATAATATTGTTATAATAATAAATACTAGCAGCCTCACTTACTGAACCCCAAGGTACGTATCTTAAAGCCGCACTTGTAGTATTGTAATTATGATTAAAAAAACTTATTTGACCACCAGTTATATCACCATTTACATTTAAGTTTCTTTTAACAATTAGATCTCCATCAACTATTTGATTCTCATTTGAATTCATATAAGACACCCAAACACGACCTTGCTCTTTTCTATACCTTGCTATTCTATTGTCTTTAGTAACATATATTACTTCCTGTCCTTCACGTAATGATGCTCCGGAAGGTTGCGACTTAACTATCTGTATTTTGTCTTGTTTAGAATTAGCTATTTGCCTTGATATTCTATCCATTAAGCCATTCTCTTATGTATAGGTCTGTATTCAATTCCTATATCATTTATTTTTACAAGATTAGAAGTAGTATCTGTATCTATCTTTACCATAATAGTAGATGCTGTTGGAGGGTCTGTTATAGTCCACTTACCTTTTTGCCAAACAGTTGAGCTAGTGGCACTAGGACCAGAAATATCCGTTTCCCAACTATTACCACCATCTGTACTGTAAAATACATCAGCAGCTAAACTGCTTGAAGCTTGATAAGTAATATAAATAGCATATATCTTTTTCATTATATTAGGATCACCAAGTGTAAAATTCTTTGTTTGTAATTCTACATTAGTTTGTGCTTGTGGTCTTCTGTATAATTGATAAAATCTAGTCTGAAGTCCAGCACTATCAATATTTTCAATAGTTCCAACCAAAACATTTGGAGCAGATGAAAAATTAGTATCGACTGGATTAGTAATAGCATTGTGTGTAAAATCAGTTAAATAAGTAAAGTTTCCTTTCTTTAAATCGCACATATAAGCATCACCATCTGAAGAAAATGATTTAATTACAAATATAGAAGACTTTACTTCATCGTATATAATACCACTTGTATTACTTACGTAAGTATACCAAGTAGTATCATCAATTTTATTCTCTGTTAAATCTCTTATACTTTGACCATCGTATAAAAATAAACCATTCTTATTAACCCATACTGCTCCGTATTGAGTTTTTGCTACAGCTAAATGAGTCTCTACCCCCATATAGTTTTTAGTATCCTCTAAGAACCAGTTAGCATCACTGGGAGAAGATATATTTATTATATCCATACTGTTTCGTTTAAAAGCAAGTAACCTATCAGCATATGATTCTATAGCCATATAGTGATCTGCATCACCTTTAGATGCTTCAATAAAATTAAATGAAGGAAATGTATCATATCTATTAGGCATAGAATACATAATCCTATCTTTAAATTCAGTAAGGTCAGCTTCTCCCGCTATACCCGGTATCTTATGCTGCCCTTTGTTTTCATCCTTAATTCTAACATTGCATACAAAAGCCCTACTATTAGACACTACAGCATCTTTCCAGTTTTCTCCAACTCCCCCAATGTCGTTAGAAAATATACTAGAAGGATATCCATTAATTACTTCATATGTTATTGGACTTATACTATCTATAACCATATAAGTATCAACAGCTGAACCTATATAAAAATCTGGATCAGATGCTATTTTCCATTCTGTATAATCTCCAGTTAAAGATGTTCTAGCTCCTTTGGTTAAATCAATATCTAAAAGCAAATTCCACTCATCATCTGTGTCTTTTTCTCTAATATATATTCTACCACCAGATATACGTGGATCATAAGGTCCTTTTGCACCTATTTGAACACTAAGTTGTTTTAAATCTGTTGCTTCTAAAAAAGCATTTCCGCTATCTAACGTAGAAATTGGAGAATTATCAAGTTTAAGATAGTGACTTAATAAACTCTCTTGATTACCATCGTATATAAATGATTGTGCAAATTCATAAGTTTTTGCTTCAACTAAACCATCTGTAGCAGATGAAAAACATTTTAAATTAAATCCCTTACCAGCAGTTGGATAAGTTAAAGCATCTCCACTATCTTTTTCATATTCACCAAATGAAGGAGGTGCTAGATTATTATCTTTAGAATAGAATCCACTATACTCATTTGAATTAGTGTTACCGGGATATGAAAAGTGCTGCCTAGATATCCAACCATACCATTTTATTCTACCATTCGTATCTCTATTTGTATCGCAACAGCGAATACTTTCTTCAGATTTGTAATACAATACTTTAGATTTACTTGTATCACTAGAATAACCTTGTAATGTTATTACATCTGTTGTCCAACCAGAATTTTTTAAAGTCGAATAAACATCTATTTTATGTTCATCTGGATGTGCTAATAAAAGAATTTTATCTCCAGATTTAACACTTGTCACAGTTGCTGTCATTTTAGATACAGTAGCAACTGCACCAGTTCCACCAACAGCACTACCACCAAAAGCAGTTCCTAACATAACAGATGGTGGTCTATCTAAAAAAATAGTAGTAGTATTATTACCTCCAACTACTAAATAAATACCATCTAATATGCCAGCAGTAAAACTATCTGTGCCACTAGTTCCTGTTCCTTCAGTAGAACCAGAAATAACTATTTCAGAACCTGTTGGAAAGTATAAATGTAAATTAACTGCGTCTCCCCTTGTACCATTACTACCATCTGATGGTGATTGTTTAACATTGCCATCATTTAAAGCAGTAATTGCCACACTTCCGTTTAAAGTGCTATATGCAATTTGATAACCAGCTGCAGGTGAACCACCAGCTACAGCCCCTGCTAATGCTAAAGATACATCGTTAGCAGAATCTGCTCTATGATCTGTTTCAAAATAACCTAAACCGTAACCAGCTTCTAAGTGGTCTATGTGGTCACCTGTGCCTGTATTGTAAGCAGTAACTAAATTATTAGTAGTATCTTTCATATTAAAAGCACCACCAACAGCACCCTGCTCCGTAAATGACATGTTTTTAGCTTCAGCTACTTCATTATCTCCAATATCTGTAGCATCTTTAAGGTTATTTAAACCTCCGCTAAAGTCTCTTAATTGATATATTTGTTTAGGCATTAAATTCTAAATGAGTATAAGACATTGAGTGACGGTTCTCCATAAAACATTTAGAATGGGAATACTTAGTTGTTCCTAATCCAAAATATGTTGGCATCGGCACTACAATCATTTTCTTTGCATATTTAAATTTCTTATATCTCATCCCTTTATTTCTATGTGAACTAGATCGTCAAAGCCATTGTCTTTTACTTCGCCGTCACTATCCCAGTCGCCTCCCCAGCGAATATTTACACCCATCTGTTGTCCTATACCTCGAACCATTCCACCCATATAGTGAAATCTTTCTCTATCTTCCCAATCAATTGGGTAGGGAGCTAAGTCAACTGCCTTACCTTCTAAGTGTTTACTATACTTTGTCTTTGATTTGCCTTGAGCTACGAGTTCTTCCTGCCTAGCCTCTGTTCTCAAGCCCTCAATAATGGTAACATCCATTATCTTTATCAGCTCATTCAGAACATTTACGAGTTCTGGCTTAACTCCCTTTAATCTTTCTTTAGACCTTTTACCGAATCGTGGCATATTTACCCCCAGAGTTTCCATTTACTTTGGATAACAGCCTTGCCAATGTCAAGAGCTTCTTTCATAATTATATCCTTTTCAGACTTAGTTAATTTATTATCCTTGTATCCAGCTTCTAACGCCTTAACTAAATCTCCAATTTCTTTTACAATCTGTCTATTCTTAGCTGTAACTGTAGTTGCATATCCAGCTACGATAAGACCAATTAAGTAAAAAAAGTTAGACCAACTTACCCAATCACTTACGAAGTCCATGTATTTCTCCTTTTATTTCCTTTAGTGAAACTTTCATTTCTTCGATCTCAGCAGTTATTACATCTAATTTATAAGTTATTAGATTTCTATCTGCTGCAACTTCTTTTTTATCAACCTTTAATTCTAAATGTCTTTTAATCATATCTATATCATATTGCATAAAACCAAGAGCAAGTATTGCACCGCATATAATAACTGCTAATGTAATCATATTGTCTATAGATATTGTTTTATTAATCTTCATTATTTCTTAATCTTTCAACTTCTTTTTCAAGATAATCAATACGTTGATTTTGTTTTATATCAGCAGGTATTTCAGCATCTTGATTTTTCTCTGCATCTTCTTCTAAGTCTACTATATGAGATTCATTCATAGCTACTTGGTATTCTAAAAAAGACACCCTAGCATTTAATTGACTATATCCCCATACAAGCATAACAATAAATGTGACTGCCTGTATTATAAAAGGCAAACTAATATTTAAGCTGCTGCTATCTGATATTGGTTTAGTGTTTTCCATTTATTCTACTTACGCTGCCTTTTACTTCCATCATTACATCTGATAAATCATTTAATTCACGGACCATCTCTTCATGCCTT